GCGGGTTTCTCCGCTCGTGGAAAGGTTACGACTTTGCGTCGAACCTGAATAGACGGGGTCGGCCCATTCCAGAAGACTACGAGTTCCTATTCGGGGATCTCGAGGCGGCATCCGACAACATGACGTTTCGGTATACCGCGGCCATGTTGCATGGCCTATTGGAAGGGGCCGGCAGAACCATGGAATTTCTCCATGTACTCGTGGATCTACTTTGTAGTCCACATGAGATCTGCCAAAGCCAGGGTGATGGTTTGCCTTTAAGGCACCTATTTACCTCATCAAATGGAATTTTGATGGGTCACCCTGGAACGAAGGAAGCGGTCAGCGCAAACTGGCTGCTCGCCCACGAGTTAGCTGTATGCTACAAAGTGGCAAAAGTCGATATCGACTCTTTCCTTCATCAGCCACGACCTGACTTCGAAGAAATTTCGGAGTCCGCAGGCGACGATTTCGTCGAGGTCGGGACGCCGGATTACCTGGATGGTGTGCTGGAATGCCACCAACTCCTGGGTCACCGGGTCAACAGAGAGAAGGTCATCAGAACGAGGCGCGCAGGGATGTACTGCGAGGAGCCCCTCATATTCGAGGGTCATGCCGTATTTCACGGCGCTCCGTTTGAGCAGGTGCCCTACGACCTCACTGTCCACGTCGACGCGTTGAAGCTTCGACTGTTTTCGCCTTACGGCAAAACCACTGACGACCACGGCGACAGCCTTCCCAATCCTGCTATTGGTAAGGCCGGGGCCCTCGGGAAGAAGCTCGATTGGCTTCCCCCGAGCTGGAAGCACATGCGCACAGCAATTGTGCGAAGATGGTACTTCCGGATGACACGTTACGTGTCTTGGGACAACGCATTGAGCTACGTCCCAACCTACCTCGGAGGGGCAGGAATGCCTTACATCCCCGAAGTAGAAGATCTCATTCAGGAATTGCTCCTGGATGAGGTGTACGTACAGCTCTGTAAAGATGTGCTCCGCGGTACCGCCGACGGGTTCACCCGTCGATTGCTCCGGTCGTTATCGACCGGCGGTGAAATCCGCGGTCTCGAGTTTGATATTCGAGAACAAGCACACGAGCAGTATGTCATGTCAGCCGCCATCGTCGGAATGATGAAGACGTTGGATGAGATCGCAATTTCTGCGAAACTCAC